CTGTACAACTATTACTTGAGCGCCAACGCGGAAAACGTAGCACTCGCACCTAAAGCACCGTTTATTGGCGTTGCTGGTCAGTTTGAAACTGACCCGAATTGGGGCCGAGCAAACAAAGAGTCGGTTCATATTTAGAATATGATCCGGTCAGCATCGCAGGAACTCCCGTCGGCGCACCTCAACGCGCCATGCCGCCGCAAGCAAGCAGCGCAATCATGGACGCAATCCGATTGGCTGAAAACGATATCATGCAGTCAATGGGCATTTATCAGCCGTCACTTGGCGCTCAGTCTAATGAAACGTCAGGCCGCGCACTGTTACTCAGACAAAAGCAATCTGAAACCGGTAACTTCCATTATCAAGATAACCTGAACCGTTCAATTCGGCATTGTGGGCGCATCATCGTTGACATGATCCCAAAAGTATACGATCGGCCTCGCGTTGCTCGCATACTTGGCGAGGATGGTACACCGCGCACTGTTAACCTTGATCCTAATCTACCGCAAGCTTCAGCCAACACCGATAACCCTGCAATAGATTCAATTTATAATCCTACGATTGGTCAATATGACGTGGTTTGTGACTCAGGACCCAGTTATGCCACTAAACGCGATGAAGCTGCAAATATGATGCTGGCGCTAACCCAAGCCAATCCCGCGTTATTCCAATCCATCGGCGATTTGATGATGAAAAACATGGACTGGCCTGGGGCAGAAGAAATTAGCAAAAGGCTTCAGATGCTATTGCCTCCGCAATTACAGCAGATGGCTGGTAGCGACAAGGTAGACCCGCAGGTTATGCAGGCTCAACAAATGATTGAGCAGATGGCTGACCAAATGGAACAGATGAGCGCAGAGATGCAGCAGTTGCGGGATCAACGCGCAATACTGTTGCAAGAAAAGGAACGCGAGTGGTTTGACTCTGAAACAAAACGAATGGAAGTTGAAGGCAAGATCATGATGACGGACAGCCAACTACAAGCGGCTGTGCGTGAAAACATCATGTTGATGATGGGCATCGGCACTCAACAATCACTTGAACAACAACCTGAATTTGAGCGGCTGGAAGCGCAACTGGAACAGCCAGTACAAAAGCCTCAACCACAAGGCGGCGCACCGGCACCGGCTAGAGGCGCTGGCAGTATGACACGCGAGGCAGATACAGAAGCACTAACGGGCGAAGCAAAGCCTGGCGAGTCTGAATAAGTTTACAACACAGGGGATAACACAATGACAGAAGAAAATGCAGTCTTTGAGACAGTAGACGATAATCTCACGGCGGAAACCGTAGAGGATGCGGCGAGTGATCCGTCCGAGATTGAATCGGAATCACTTGAACAAGATCAGGCTAACGAGGAATCATTAGCTGACGCTGACGATTCAAAAAAAGACCCGTGGTACAAGCGGCGCATAGATGAACTGACGCGAGACAAACACGAGGCTCGACGCCAAGCCGAACGGCTTGAAAAGATACTTGAGCAACAAGAGTCAATGATGCGTCAATATATGCCGCAAACGACTCCAGAGCCTCAAGGACTCATGCCGCCTGACCCGATGCAATTTGCTGGCGGTCAATATGATCCGCGTTATATTGACGCAATGATGCAGTACACGCGCGAGTCAGCGATTCAGGAAGCAAGACAGGCCGTTGCAGCGGAATATCAGCAACGCGAACAGGCGCAAGCAGCAGCGCAGGCCCAGGCTCGATTAGTAGAGGCAGAAGCCGCCACAAGAGCGAAACACGCGGATTATGACGCGGTGATTGAACAAATTACATCCGATCCGCGATTAGCCAATAATCCGACAATTCGCCAAGCGTTATTGGGCATGGATAACGGCCCTGAGATTGCTTACACATTGGGGCGAAATCTTGACGTGGCTTATCAGATTGCAAGCATGAATCCCATTCAAGCGGGAATGAAGTTGGCCGAGATTATCGGCACACCAGCAAAACAAGCTAGCAGAGCGCCCCAACCAATACGCCCGATCAACGCAACAGGTAAACCACCGCGTAACGAAAAATCCTATTCCGAAATGAGTACCGAGGAATATATTGCAGCGCGTAATGCTGAAGATTTAGCGCGTCGCCAAGCGATGATGAAGCGTTAAAAGTTTACGTTCCTACCCCTCTTAGCCCGTCGCAATGATGGGCTTTTTTTTGCTTTGATTTTGTGATATAAAAGCGGCACGTCTTTCTATCTTTTTGCCGAGATAGACTGTCAGGCAAGTACAGATTATTCGAGGGATTGGCTCCTATCTGGAAAAAAACATAAGGCTTATCACTTTATCTTTTTTCGCTATTATTAGGAGTCACATCATGGCGAGTAACAATCTGCTGACTATCAGCATGATTACTAATGAGGCCCTTCGGGTTCTCACTAACCAGTTGGTTTTCACCAAAGCCGTAAATCGTCAATACGATTCGAAGTTTGCCATCGAGGGGGCCAAGATAGGCACCACGATCAACCTTCGTAAACCGCCGCGTTATGTCGGTCGTACCGGCCCCGCGCTACAGATTGAATCCGCAGTTGAAACTTATGTTCCGCTGACGCTGGATACTCAGTTTGGTGTGGATATGGCGTTTACTACTCAGGACTTGTCACTAAATATCAGTGATTTTTCTGACCGGTTTATCAAGCCAGCAGTTGCAGCTATTGCGAACAAAATCGACTACGATGGTTTGCAGCAGTTCAAGAACGTTTACAACCTCACCGGCACCGTTGGGCAGCTTACCGGCACCCCGACTCTGCCCCAAGCTACTAAGGCCATTCTTGACGCACGCGCTAGATTGAATCAGGAAGCCGCTCCGGTTGACGAGGATCGTAGCTTCATCGTTGACCCGACTATCGAAGTTGGCATCGTCAGCGGCCTAACCAACCTGTTTAATCCGGCTGGCACCATTTCGCGCATCTTCAACAAGGGCGCTTTGGGTGATTCTACTCTTGGCTTCAATTTTGCCATGGATCAGAACGTCGGTAACTTTACCTCCGGTACTGCCACCGCGTTCACTGTATCCGCGCAGGCTGGCGGAAGCGTACAGAACAACGCTCAATCAACTTTTAGCTTGGCTGTATCGTCTACCTCTGGCACGCTGACGAAAGGAACGGTTTTCACCATTCCTGGCGTTTACGCTGTCAATCCGCAGAATCGCCAATCTACGGGCGCATTGCGTAACTTCGTTGTTACCGCTGATGCACCTGGCTCTAGCACTTCACTGAGCATCTTCCCTGTTCCAGTGTTTAGCGGTCAGTTCCAGAACGTTACCTCCAGCACCGGCACTATTGGCTCTGGTACTGCAACCATCCTGTCAGGTTCTACCGGCGCGGCTGTATCGGTTCCCAACGCATTGGCGTTCCACAAAGACGCATTTGCTCTCGGCACCGCTGACCTTCTGCTTCCGCAGGGCGTTGACATGGCTGGTCGGGCTTCCGCAGATGGCCTGTCAATTCGTCTGGTTCGTCAGTACGACATTAACAGCGATCAGCTGCCAACGAGGCTTGACGTGCTTTACGGCTGGTCAACGATCTATCCTGAACTTGCTACCCGCGTCACTGGTTAATAGGAGTATCTGAAAATGGCAAATCCAGGCCCAAATATCGTAGCCGAGTCCGGCATACGCGCTCAGTCAGTTGTTGGCTTTAGCATTACCGGTACTAGCATTAGTGCTGGCCTTTCCGCCGAATACACCGTCACCGTTAACGGCTTGGCCGTTGGCGATGTGGTCTACGCAAGCGGATCTACCGGCAACGCAACCATCATGCTTGGCGCTTATGTTTCAGCGGCTAACACGCTGAAAGTGCGAGTGCTGAATCCTACCGCTGGATCACTGACCCCAGGCAATACGGGTTACTCCGTACTGGTCGTTCGTCCGTATCCAGCAGCGTCTAGCACCAGTGATTTCCTTGTGAACTCACCGGCTAACTCTGGCGCTATACCCCTGAGCGCATAACCAGGGATTGAACGGGGGGAGTTCGCTCCCCCTTTTCTTTAATTACTGAGGTATTTATGGATTTTCCGACAGTAATGCACCATCCTCACCGTTATGATTGGTCAGTTGTAATTGAAGATATTGCAGAATACTCACGATTAGCTGCAATCGGATGGATTTCCAACACTGATTGGCATTCTGGCGAAAAGGAGTCAGCCGATATTGTTGAAGAAGTCAAAGAGGAAGTGAAAAAGCGTGGCAGACCGCGCAAAACGGATGAAGAATGAAGGAGTTAATCGCTCTACTATTTTTAGCGCGTGAGATTGCTCACAGGGAGCATCTAAAAACGCGATCATTTGCCGCGCACATGGCGTTAAATGAGTTCTATACCGGCATTATTGAAAATGCCGATGCTATTGCAGAAGCGTATCAAGGTCAGTACGGCAAATTGTTATCCATTCCGTACATGAAAAACCCTAACAAAGCCTCG